TTCTGCCATATCTTTAGGAGCTAGGTATTGATGTATAGCACTTTTAGTACGTGTTTCACTTGTTGGAACCCACTCTCCAGACTTAACCTTTTGCTTAAAAGACCTATCCGTTGATGTCTTTGGATTCCAGAAAAACAAACTACCTTGCGTAAAATCGTCTTGTGCACCATACAAGATTTCTTCTGCATCATTACGAATACGCTCGTACTTTTTTCTTCCGTATTCAGTCTGCGTAATGTCTTTAAGAGTGCGTCGGAAAGTCGTAGGCTCGAAGGCGTTGAACTGATAGATACCTGACCTTGTTTTCTGCGTTGCAACGTCATAAACATCTTGTATCTTAGAAAAGTCCTGATACTCAGAGTTTGTTCTGTTTACTGCTACGTGCGCTACCCCGCGCATACCTTCATCACCTAATATAGAGGCTTCACCCATCATCAACAAGGCAAGTACATCTTCTTGGGGTAGCTGACGTACAATTTCATCAGTTGTTTGTCGAGCTAATTTTGGGCTGCTAAACCGATTCCTAAATCTATCGTAGGCTTGATTGAGAACTTCCATGCCGCCGTAAGATTCTACGACGTCACCCTCTGCGAACTTTTTTCTTTGTATGAAGCCACCTCCAGCAGCTTCAACTCTATCTTGGCGACGAGCAATCTCTTTCTTGCCACGATTGTTAATTTTGTTTAGGCGATCATATCCGATTACTTTTGCAAGCTGGGCTGGAATGATAACTTCACCCTTAGATACATTGATGGCTACTTCTTGGCTTTGACCTGTTTGCCCGATGCCGCCGACTTTTTTATATGCTGTGCGAATCATCTTTTCGATGTCGTCACGTCCAGCAAAGTCTGCAGCAGCGGCATTGATCACAAAACTACCTTCTTGTACGTCGCGTGGCTGGTCATCTGCTACACTCACGCCGTCTGGCTGAGATTGCTTTCCGCCGACGAACTCAGGACGCTGGGCAAAGCCAGCGGGACCACCCTGTTGCATACCGACTCGACCACCATCCGCCAAGTCGAAGCCGCCCTCGTAGCCCATAGTGTCGTCAGAGTAACCTCCGCCAGTATCGTCTTGACCGCCGCCGTCATCTCCGCCGCCGCCAGAATCATCTCCAACGTCAGAGTATCTGCTTTCCGCTGGTGCAGTAGTAGAAGTCGGGCCTACGTCTGGAGCATCGTCTTCTTCTTCGCTGCTTCCCCGGAAATCAGAGAATGTATTGAACCCTCTTGAGTTTACTCCGACCCCAGTTCCGCTGACTATGAAGTCGCCACCTTCTACAACGGATTCAAGTTGACTGCGAGAAAGACCTGTGTTTTGCATCGCACTGTTAATTGCAGCATCCGTGTACGCCTGTTGAAAAGTAGGACCAGAGCGAACATTACCAAAGAAATCTGTGCTGACTGTCCCCCGAATTGAGTTGACGTCGCTCCACGTTAAAGAGCTACCAATCTTGCTATTAAACGTGTCGGCAAGAGCTTGTGCTGCCTTTTTAGTACCTGTAGATGATACGTTACCAAAAGAATCTACAAACTTACCAGTTGTAGGATCGTATGTTCCGCCAACCTCTGACATAGTAGCAGAATCCATCATCGACCGTGTTCCCTCTACAGGTTTCCACGTTCCTGTTACTTCGTCGTAAACTTCAGGCTTCAATGTTCCGGGAACAAAGCCCTTGTTTAAACCCTCGATAGCAGCCATCTGCTGATCGTTCAATCCCTGCAGATTACCGCTATAAGTCAAGCTTCCGGGGGCACGACTTACCATCATACCACCTACATCCATCAGAGCACCAGCAACACCGCCTGTTGCTTTGAATGCTGCAGCGTTTTCTGCTTGAATAGCCATGTTTGCTGCACCGCCAATAGCTGCTAAAGCACCGAACGGACCTGCACCCATGATACCTAATGCGGCTGTTAGTGCGCCGGGAGCAGCTATTGCACGAGTTTGTGTACCAAAAGGACCTTTTGCAGTAGGCGTACCGTAGAGGGCATCTAATAGATTTCCCTCTTTAATTCCCTTTTGTACTTGTGCTCCAGAAGCTGCTAAAGATGCGTACGTATTCTTTGCTAAATTTTCAAAGCCACTATTTGTTAAGTCTGGCGTAAATGACATTTGATCAAAGTTAACGTCATTTACTCCGTACATCGTTACGCTACCATAGCTAGGCTGTGAACCACCACCAAGAGTCTGCTCTAGTACGCTTCTGCTTACTTCGTCACCGCCACCTAAAATATTAGGAGCGACATATCCGTCTTCTTGTTGATCTTGGTCTTCTTCGTCCCCAGTATCGACATCTATACCTGTACCTAGTGTCTGCGTATAAAAATCAACAGGACCAGCAAGGTATTCTTCTTGCGTGAGGGCTGTCGGCTGAAATACAGGCCGTCTAGTAGGAGTTCTAGGCCCAAAATCAATTCGCGGCATAGATACAGAAGGCTGCATATCTTGCCTGTCTGCATCTACTGGCGATAAAAAGGATGTGGTGGTGGGACTAAGTGCCATTCTTAACTACCTCTTCGTAGTTACTCTTCAATTTGAGGAGCGTTTCCAGTAAAACCAGCTTCCCCTGCGCTTGGCGCAGTTCCGACTCCGATTGTGCCGTTGCCAGACCCCGCACTGTCAGTTCCCGCAACTCCGCCAGATACTCCTCCAGAGGAGGCCATTCCTTGCTGTTGAGCAGGGGAGCCAGTCTCTGCGCTTGCTGCTTGTTGAGCATTCTGCATCATTCCTTGTAACATTTGTGCATAGATTTGTGCCTCGTTTTGATCATTCACAAGGCTGTCAGGATCAATATCCTGCGAGATTGCCAGTTCCTTCATCAAGTTTGGAATTTTAATGAATGGAGCAAGCATAGGGTTGGCTACGGTTTGGAGAAGGGCAGTCAATCGCTGGCTGCGTACTTCTTTTTGCATAACGGCTGCAACGCCGCGTGGTTTAATTTCTAAATCACCTTCAATATCTTCAGCATCTTTGTTAAACTGCATGTTCCACTGAAAATAAGCTTCGCCTAATGGCTTGAGAAGATAGTCGTCAATATTCTTGATTACAGTTTTCATCGACAGGCTTGCAGAACCCATCAACATAGATAGACCTGCAGCAGTACGGCCTGTACCTGTTACGCCTGTCTGACCGTGCATAATTGAGGGAATGCCTGTCTCTTCGTCAGCAAGCTGGCGGCTAATCTGATACATTTGAATATTTTCAGGAGCCGTATTAGGAAACTTCAAACCGTTAATCGCTGTTCCCGTTACTCCTGACTGACGACGAAAGATCTTACCGGGAAAAATATCCATATTCTGACCGGGAACCAAGCTTGCTTCGTCTACGTCAAAAACTAGGTTGCCAGCAAGAGCGAGGTTGTCGATTGCCATACGAACGTGACCGTTCATCAGCATCTGAGCGTCTTCCATGTTTTCTGCTACACCAACACCCCATAGCTGATAGGGATTGATTTCAAATGGAAACGCCTGAAACGGCATACGGGCTGGCATAAATGGATTCATAACGCAACGAAGTATCTGATCACCACAAACCCACACATTGACTTGTACCTGATCAAATTCGCTCATTTCCTGAGCTTCTTCCATACCTGCTTGGTACGCCATTTTTGCGTCTAAGGTTCCCCAATATTCAAGAACCTCAAAGCGACTTTCTTGGTAATAGGCTTCCGTCTCGTCTTCGCGGATAGTATCTTCGTAGTACTTATCTGTGTAGTTTGGACCTTTTGCCAGAGCCTCTTCAATAGCAAGAGCATCGAAATGAGGACGTGCAATCAAAGCGCGAAGCTGTTGACGATTCATACGATGCCGTTGAATCACGTATTCGCAGTCTTCCATACACGTACCGGCAGGATCAGGAAAGAAATCCCATACCGAAACCGACTCGATGCGATGAACTACTTTCTCATAAGGCTCGTAGTTACGTGAGCCGTCTTCGCTACGCTGCCATTTGTGAATACGCTTATAGTAATTGAACGGGCCTTTTACGATACCTGTTCCTAGAAGAGATGATTCAAATATTGCTTTGCGAAATACGTTTACTGCACCTGTATCGAGAAGCTGATCGTGAATGTGCTTTTCCATTCGACGAGCTTGCTCTTTAGCAGGTTCAACTTGAGGCTCTCCTACCTTAGCTGGTCC